CAGCATCTATCATATAGTTAGGTATAATTGAAATAGCAGATCCACCACCAAATACTGTTGATGTTGCCGCGGCTCCTGCCGTAAATCTAAATCCATATCCATCAGCTGCTGTAACAGTTCTATTACCGTTTAAGTTAACCGCCGTAATACCACCAGCGGCTGTTGCACCACTAATCATTACCTTGTCTCCAACCCTGAGGCCGTGTCCTAATGCAGTAACTTCGACTGTAGTAGATGTATTACTAGTCAGTAACCCATCAGCATCTAAAATAAATTTAGGTAGTTCTCTATTTTCAGCAACAAAGAATGCATCAGCTGTCGAAAACTCAGCCCGTTGAATTGTAAATGTTAAGTCTCGTTCTTGATCTGGTGTCCATGTACGTGCGTTTTGTGATAGGAACATTGAACCAAGTGACGGCTGTTTTGCAACCCTAGCTTCAGTAGAACCTAATACTAATCCACCTGCACGTGCAACATATACATTATATGCTGTAGTATCAGCAAGTAATACAACACAATATTCTGTATTACCATTTAGATATACAGGTTCGTCAAATTCAAAGTTAGTGATTGCAGTTGCATCAGTACTTATACTTACACTAGATGGAGATAATACTTTTGTACCATTTGGTACAAGATCATCAGATGATGGTATGCCATTTACTGTCGGACGTATCTGACAAGCAACAGGCACTGTTGCATCTTTAGTTTGAAATCTTACACCAACTTTTGTGATGAATACACCTTCTTCGTCATCTACCATAAATGACTGCGCTAGTGGGTCAGCCCTACGACGGCGTCTGCGGTTTTCTGTACCACCGATAGTAACTACTCGTGTATTATTATATTCACGTTGACGTGTCTCTAATATACCTGTACTTGTAAATGGAGCAGTTGCAATAGATGTTGAGTTTTCATCATTAGGTAAACTGATATCAAGAAGTTTAAATTCCCTTGTTCCTGTTCTAAATCTTTCAGTGGATGTAGAAGGAATAAAGAATGAACCAGAAACAAAACCCTCTGTATTAGTAGTCAGTGTTGAACTACCATCTGGGTGATTTGTTGCTCGTGCATGCTCAGTACCAAAATCAGTATTTTCGTTAGCTACCCGTTGGAATGTTTCTGCTCTTACCCAATTTGCAACTGGCTTATTATCAAAGAATGCAAACATTTGAGTTGTTGGTTTTAATCCGAATGCACGGAAATAAACTTTACGTGACCGCATGTATGGAATAAATACGCTATCGATTAAATGATCTCGTACTAAGACTCTGTCTGATCGATCACCAATTACTCTATCGGTTTGTGTTACTGTAGTACGACCTTGATTAAATGTTCTTGTTCCAAGTTCTTGGCCCATACGCAAATTAACTGCTTGACCAGTCCAGTTAAAGACAAAGTCATTAAACAATAATGGTCGTTGTGTAGTTGACGGAATAACTCGTGTTTGTTGTGGATTATCTCTATCTGCAAGATATCTACGTTCTACCCAACTATCATTAGACGGTGAAAGCTCTAATAAGCCTTCATTTATAACAACAGCAAATGGGTTAATGTTTTCTGTTTCTGTCGCTTTATCTTGTACTATATAATCCACATGAGTATATGTTTTATATACTGTGTCACCTTTTAGAATTGTATTAGTAGATTTATCTGAATCGTACTTAAGGTTAATATTGTTCTGAGCTTGCCATGGACGTACAACTTTTTCTACTAAGTCGATACCAGCTTGATAATTCTCATCTTGTACAAATGATCGTGATTGATCTACGAAGTTATCAACAAAGAAACCAGCTTTCAATCTGTTATTATTAGATGCATCAAGTACGGCTAATGTTTCTGTTTCTACTTCTAATAAGTTTAGCGCTGTGGTTTCTTCGAGATTGTCGATACGGCTTTCTAGTTTACCTATATCTGCCATTGTAAATCGTTTTGCAGGTATACGTTCTTTACTTAAATCAGAATCGTGAATTGTAAATGGATTCATTTCAACTCTATACAGTTCCATTGAGTTAGCAGGAACAGGAGGGAATTGAGGATTGAGATCTGGTTCAGATTCTAACACACTTACATTATTAAATCTATCAATAACAACTCTTGCATTTTTACCTTGATAATATGATACATCAAATTGTGTTGTGTCTCTATCACGTGGTAACTCATTAATACGTGCACCAGATGAGAAGTCACCAGGGAATGTAGTGCCTGGATTTACAGATGAACGAAAGTCTAATACATTTCTTAATTCAAATGTAACACCATTTGTTGCTGTATAGTTAGGAATATCACTATAGTCTACTTGACCTGTATATGAATTAACTGCAAAGAAATCTCCACCAGCTTGGTGTGCAAAATACTTATATCGAACAAATATATTGCCGGCCGGTGTAGTTTGGCCTGGTTTCTTCTGCATTTTACCACGTTGATAATGTGTATCTCGTTGACCATTATCTAGTGTATATCGAGGCAGAACACTTGTACCATCAGAATCTACTGTAGTCAATCTTAGTACTTCATGGATATCAGGAAAATTAAGTTCTAAATGTCCATCGCCATTTGCAGTTATAGTTTCGGTATGTTCAGTTAAAACTTTGTTACGTACAGAAGCCTGTGCTTTGTTAACGTAGTAAGCAACATTAACCGTTTTATTATTTAAAGGTACTAATATTTGAGCAGCCGTACCACCATTACCGCCGGAAATAATCGACGGTGGATATGCAGGACCATCACCATCTTCACTTGTTATCCATAAATCATCGTCTGCAAAAGTTTCACCTGCGGCAGATAAACCTGCTAATGAAGCTTGGCCTGAACCATTTGTTGTTACGTTTTCTCTACGTTGTACGGTTAATGAAATATCTGATATAGATTGTGGTCTGTCATTAGGAACTGGAAATAGTAATACATCATTAGCAGTTTCTCTAAATGCTGCTTTAGTATTATCTAAAATTACATTAAAATATCTTGTAGTACTTGTACCTATTGATTTAGTATCTTGTCTATTATTACCTGGACTCATTTGTAAGTCGAATAAATGAATTCTGTAATTAGAACCATCTTCTGTAATTGCCCTTACACGTGCAGTACCAATAGTTGAACCGCCATGGTTTGTAGCACTACGTAAATTTAATTTTTCAAATACACTAATATTAGGTAAACTCTTACCAGTATTCTGTGTAACTTCTAAATAGTTTCCATAGTCGACTGATACAACATTATTGTTTGATGATATCGTTGTACGTGGCTTAGAAACTGGTATACTAGTAGGTGCATCTACTATTGATCTGTAACCATCTACATATGCAACACCACGACTAATATTAAAATCTAATTTTGTTGCGTCTGAGTCATTTGTTTCGAATGCTAGTTCAAAGCGTTTTGCGATGTAGTTACCAGATTCTTCTTGAGTTCTCAGAGCAAGAATATCATTTACTCTATTATAGTCTTCTATTCCTGTAACTTGAGTTGCTATCGCTCCGTTTTGTATCTTTGCTACATAGACAAAGTTTTCGTCACTATCAACAGTAGCTTGGTCTGCAATAGATAATGTTATACGATATCGATCTGCACCTGGGCTTGATGTATTAGGTGATACACCTTGGTTATCAAATAAATCAAAAGTGTCTGCAGTCGTTACAATATCTTCAGTTACTTTAAAACCAATAACAGCATCCGGATTATTTGTATATTTAGAAAGAATAAAACTTTGCGCTTTTGCAAATACAAATCTATTAATTGCAAAGAAATCACCTTCTGCTATAGAAACTTTTGTACCTTGACCAGTACATGGATTAGCTACTGTATCTGTAACTTGTACAGTCACAACTGCTGGTCCACCAGATAAAGTTTCCCCGGCAGATACACGTACAGGCGTAGTACCGGCTGTACCACCAGTTGTTGATGTATATCTTACATAAAGGGTTGGTGGATCAGACGCGGTTGCATCAACCGCTTCTAATACTTCCATGCCTATAGAGTTTGTACCAGATGTAAGTGTTAAACCTACAAAATTTCCAGCTGGTAATGTAGCATCTTGTAACTTTACAAATTCATAAGTATTATTGATATTTACTGAGCCAGGATTTACCGCAGCACCCTGATTAAATAGGTGTTTACCCAATCGACCTATTTCAGCCTGAGTAATAGTTTGCATTTGCGTCAGTTCACGTGCTTGTAATGCCCGTCCTGAATTAAAGAGAATTCGATGATAGTTTGCACTATCTACAAAATCATCTTTGTATGTCGTTGCAAAAGTATTTTTGTTAAATATATTGGGCATTCGTTATAACCTTATAACCTAATGATTATTTTGATATCTTCTGTAGCGTCGTCTGATCTTGTTACAGCTGCTCTATTATCTATATAGAGAATCTGGCCTGTAGCTGGATCAACATCTCTTGCACCAGGCACTATAGCACTGTCAATAGTAGCTTCACCGGCAGCGTTTTGTTCAAGAATTACTTCACCATTTTGAAAAGCTAAGAATCCTGTTGCTTCGTTTTGGTGATAGAAAAGTGAATTTGCATCTAGTGTATCAACAACTGCTTTAGCACCAGATGTTTGACCTATAATAGTCTGGTCTCTTGTAAATGCTGAGTTAATACTAGAAACATTCATCATCTTCAGAGCATTACCAGTATTACCTGTATATATTGTACCATTAGCCGAGTCTTGAATATTACGTACTAGCATAATCTGTCTGAAGTCATTATCAACTACCCAGTCAGAATCTTCGTCACCTGCTGGTTTTACGTTAAACATAATAGATGTACACTTTAAATCGTCTCGTGGATCAGCGCCGAATCCGTTCTTAAATGAAAGTATTGGTTCTGCAGTAGCACCGAGTCCACCTCCACCTGTTAGTGAAACCGATGCGAAATCATATCCTGTACCGAATACTTTTACACCAGAAGATTCAGCCATTTCAATCTTAGAAACTGAACCACCGTCAATAAATGCAGTACCCTTAGCGCCATTACCATTTCCTTGTATTACAACGCTCGGAGCTGATGTATATCCTGTACCGGTATTAGTCAACCTATATCCAACAATAGAACCAGGTATAGCGTTTGATTGTACACCAAATTGTGTTGTATCATCAAGTGATGACGATGAATCAACACTATTTACTAGCTTAACAGGTATAAAGTTAGATGCTTGGAATTTACTTTCTCTTAAAGCACCGATTGAATATAAGAACTTCCATGTGTATCCATCAGCCGTCATTATATGATCTGCTGTACCAGTAGGTTTGACTGTAGAAGTAACAGGTTGCCCCGCCGCATTTTTACCCTGCTCTAAACAGATATAAACATACTGTTCATCTGTATACACATAAAAAGGTTGTGCTGGAATCTGTGTAACGTTATCATCATATGCTGAATAAACTGACCCTTGTGACCAATTATATCTTTCTACACAGAAAGATCGATCAGTAATAATTTTTACTGATTGCATAGAGAGTTGTGCGTTTCGTATTTCTCTAATGTTTTGAATAGGATCAACAACTGTATCAGCTGAGTCGTAAGGTTCAGATCTACCAACAGCAACGTGGTAGCTCACGCCTGTGCTATCTATATCATTGATGAGAGTATCGATGACCCGTCTTTTAAAATTATCTGTAACTATTGCTGGCATTTATCTATCCTATTGTTTTGATGCTAGGTGCCAATTCGCACCAGTCCATATCATAAATCCGGCTTGGTTTTGTGTAAATGTTGTATTCGTGCCGCCGGCAAAATTAGTTGGTTGTACAGTTACTGTGCCTGTATTATTATTTACAAAGTATTTTAACTCACCAATTACTGTACCGTCTAGAACAAATGCTGTAAGAGGCGTAGGTGAATTAAATATTGCAAGTGGCATTTCTTGGTCTACATTACCAGATGCTGTCATTACTGAATTATTCACAGCAACTCTCGTATCCATTAATACTGCGCCATTACCTTTACCACCTAATGCTAATGTAACATTTGTATCTGCACCATCTGCATATACTGATGGACTAAAACCTGTTGCTTCGTTACCTAGCGATATAAAATTTACCGCACTGGGAAACGCTTCATACTTTGTGACTGTCGCGCCATTAGTATCTAAAATCTGATTAACTTGTGGAAAGTTAATTGTTGCTGAATCTAATATTTTATTTTCTAATGTCTGAGCATGCTTAGCCATGACAAAAGTATCACTATCACCTAAACTTGGTAAATGTACTTTTACATTTGCAGTAAGTGCACCAGGTACAATTTCATAATTATGACTTGAGTCATTGTCTTTTATAGCTGGATGTTTTAATTCAGCCGAATCTAATGCTTTATTGCTAAGAGTTGCAGTGCTGCTGTTTAATACTACTGTTCCACTTGAATCTGGAAATGTAATACTATTATTCTGAGTAGGATCAACTACATTAACATGAGTTTTAAATAAATTGACACTATCACCATTAAAGTGAATACCATCAGAGTCCAGGAATAAATAAGGAGATACTTGGTCGCTTTCACCAAGAAATTGATATATCTCTTGAAAGTTTTGATTTATTTTATTACCGGCATTACGTAAGGAATCACCTGTGCCGTCGTTGGCACTTGCTCCGGTATTAATATTTTGTCTAGCCATTTTCTCTCTCTTTAAAAGTTATCACTATTTATAATAGTTTTAGAAGAAGTCGTTACTAAAATTAAGAAGTAATTGGTTATTACTTGATAATTTAGGAAATGCTGAGTCTCCTGTAACACTATCTGCATCGAATGTTTGAGATCCTGCATTATTACCTATAGCTAAGGTATCAAATTGTGTATCAAAATCTGCTAATGTTAAATTTCCACCTTGCATCTGACCTAACTGTATAGGAGCAAGTGTAAACGTTTGTTGAGCAGGTAGAATTTGTTGTACAACCTGATTAGTAGAATTAAATTCGAATATAGCTACATCTGCCACACCTGTAAATTGTGGACCTGCAGAATCTGCAATGCCAGGAGGCATAATCAAATAATCTGGTTCTGCAATACTAACAATCTGAACTTCACCAGCAACATACATACCTGCCGGATGTACAAATAACTTATATATGTCTCTCCAAGTGTCTATAGGTAATGTAGATTTAATAAGAAGCGCGTATTTTTGATATAGTTTATCATCAGTTATATATCTTTGATCATCCGGTCCGATACGTGATGCTGATACTATAATCTCTGGTGCGTATGGTGATATACCTGCGTTATGGTTTTCTTTCTCTTTCTTTAAATCATGCACACTACCAACAATAAAAACATTTTCTTTCGTATATTTTACATCTACGAATGAATTAAAGAATACTCTAAAGAATTGTTCTATACTATACTTAGTACCTTTTGATTTATATAGAGTACTTGAATAGTCAGCAGCTTCTCTTTTATTTTTAAAACCTTCAAAGAACTGTTGACCTAATAATAATTCATCTTCTATAAATGATAATAGATCTATATCAACCTGTGTAATATCACGATTTAAAAATAATTCATCTATTAAATGTGTTGGTGATACATCACTATCAGCATAATCATAATATGCATTTAAAAATTTTGCGAACTTAGGATATTCAGTCTGAAAAAATTCAGGTAGAACATTCGATACATGTTTTTTGTTTTGTACCGATATAGCTCGTCGATTAATATCGCGTAATGTTTTATCTAATGACATATTAGCTCGTTGTAACTACTGTTGCTTGTACAAATGATGGACCATCATCGAATACTACAATTTGATTTTGACCTGGCGAAGAAAAGGATTCGTTTGCTGCTACTGCAGATATCTTAATAAAATTATTACCACCTATTATACTATCTACTATCAAACCTGTTATTTTAATAATACCAGTAGATGGTGCATATTCACCTATATTATCAATGAATACCGTATCATTGTCAATAGCAACTAGTTGTAATTTAGTACTATTTAACTTATTTTTAATAGTTACTTTTTTACCATTAGAAAAGAAAGCTGTAGAAGTTATTGTATGTGATTCATTATTAGGTTCAGAAATTGGCGATGCATATCTAAGATCAGCTGATTCATTAGTCCCTAAAAATGGTACATATCTCTTTTGTACTTTTAAATTTGCACGTGAAGATAATACTGAAGGATCGACGTCATCAACTAAAGATAATAAGTTAGACCGCCTATATGACTGATCAAATAAACCAGTGCCATTACTAAAATAATTTATAGTTGCAGTTTCAACTCTATCTTGAATCTCTTGTACAGATGATGATGTAAACTTAGGGTTGAACTGAAAAAAGACTGAAGTTTCAAGGAATGTAATATCAGGATCTTCAAACTTAATATCAAATGTAATAACCTGTAGCTGCTTACCTAATGCAATGATATCGCCTTTTGTTTTATCTATTGTTGCCTGTGTTACATCGTCTTTAAATACTATTGATAAGAAGACACACCCGTATTCCTTACGTACTGCATCTTCACCACCGTATGCTTGTATATCTTTAATTAGATAGCCAAAGTTTCTTTTAACTAATGTGGCGTAGTCAGATGCTGTAACCATTCTATTTTGTGATGCATATGAGAATGGTGCATTCTTACGTATAGAAGCAACTGATTCTACAACAGAACCAGACACAGCTTTAGTTACTGTAGTTAAAGATAAATTAAATGATGTATTTCCTGCAGCATTAGGCACACTAATTTGATTAACTGGTGTAAATACTGTAGCTCCATTTGCATCTGGGCCAGTTGTAGAAAGATATTCTACAACTATTTTATTACCAGCTTCAGGTGCTTTACCTAATGTAAAGCCATCACCAAAAGATAATTCATAGAATCCAT